GCGTAACATTCGCATTATCATCATAAACTGCCGTTACAACATAGGTTTCTGTATTCATGATAACTAGAGGGACGACCGACGTATACGAAATGGCATCATTTTGAAATGTTGAAACACGATCAAACCCCTTTCCTCCAATCAATAAATATTTTCCAATGATATCAATGCATAAAATTTCGCTATTTTCACTCGTCGCAATGAGTATTGGTTTTATTGTTTTATCTTTCAAGTTTACTTCGTATACTGCAGACATGAGAGCGTTTCTTGCATCTCTTATTGTTCCGCCCAGGTATAAAACGGGATTTGTATTATCGCCATTATATTTCATGCACTTGAAACCGTAAAATGTGTTGCCTGCTTGATCGGTTTCAAGATATTTGGCAGGGTCAAGGTTATAATAGTATTCATTGTTGAATCCACCATCACCGCTATTACCACTTTTATCGTTGCCGCCATACTGTTGTTCAGTATTGTATAAAACGCCATCATATGCCAGCGGATAATAACTTGACAATTTCCAATCTTCGCGCACATCATACATTCTTTTACATGTTGTTAGAGCACCATTCAAACAAACAGGGGCGGTTTTCGATGACGTTTTTATTGCTTGCCGTTCGGCCTCTCCACTTAATTCACCCTCGTCTCCTTCTTGACTTTGACCTTGACCTTGATCCAATTCTGCGCTTCCAATGTCGTTCTCAATTTGTTTTGTATCGCTGGCTTGTTCTTGCGATTCAATCAAATCGTTCCAAAAACTGTCCCATACGCTTGAAAAATTATCTGCGATCAATTTTTTTTTCATAGAACAACCTACACGAAACGTGTTTAATTTTTGTTTATAATCATATTCCGTCTGTAAAAATAGTTTCAAACAAGTTAAATAGCTGTCGTCATCGTATCCGGGCTGTTTTACAATGGTAAAAATTTTACAACTTCGTTGGGTCGAATAAATATAATACTTGAGTTGTCCCCGAACAAAAAATAAACTGTTTTGAGGAAAAAATAAGTTGACTAAAAAATTAATATTCGCCTCCACGTTCTCTCTGCGTTTCTTTTCTGAAATGGACGACCGCAAATGTTGATGCGGCGTTTTACTTACCAAATTGGCAACTATTTCATTGAACTCTTTGGAAGTAGGCGATATGATTCCGCCCTGAATCAATGGAACAACGCGAAACACCTCGCCAATGAGCGCAACATCTCGCGGATTAATTTCAAGTTGACTTCCATTTTCTTTTTCGCCACCGCCGGTTTCATTACTTCCCCTTTTTATAATGATGGCACCTTTTGTCAGATTCAAAACCGCTTGCATGTTTACATAAATAAGTTCGAGCGTCGGTTTCGGCAAATCAAACGATTTTGCGCTATATATAAAAATGCCAGTGATACCATTACTGCTAGCGCCCACATCGTCTTCGTATGCATACGAAACTTCCAGCGTCCATTTTCTTATAATGTCTGCCTGGTTGAATAAGCGCCTACACAATTGTTGCAACAAGGAATACCCGCTTGCGCGAATTGCGCCGACTTGTTGATTTTGAACGGGGAGAGACAGCACCACTTTATTATTTCCAATAAATGTTTTGGTCATTAACATTTTATTCTCTCTAGCATCAAAAAGCCATAACACGATTTTTTTGAAACGCGTGTCGGTTTGCATGGTTTGAAAACTGATTTTTTTCATATTTTTCGATGGAACATCGCTCAACTCCAGGACTTTCCGTTTCATTTTTATAACTTCGTCGCCATTATCGCCGTATCCGTAGCCATATCCGTATCCCTGCGGTCTTATTCCAGGTTGTTGTCCATAATATCCATATGGTGCGGCGCCATACGATCCAAACGCCTGTGGTTGCGGCTGCGAATACATATAAGGATCTTGTAATCCAAACGATCCATAACTGGAACCGGAATACAACGGCGGCCTTGCTCCGCCTGATTGAACATTCGTAACAACACTGTTATTACGCACATCGACATCAAATAATGATGGAACCCCCGTCCATCTTGACGGATCGAGCGTATGATATGAAAAAATGGGGTTTAGCAAAAATGCAGTGTTGGGATATTTGGGAACTACTCTTGTAACCGCTTCTTTATTCGGCGTGGACTCTCTCACGATTTGTTGACTTTTTGAAATCATTCGCTGATTTAGCGTGAGCGAACTGCTAACATCCGCATCAGAGTAAGCGTATGCGCCATAATCTCCAATAAATCCCCGGTCATTCCATTCATTGACAAGAATAATGTTTTTATCCGGCTGTTGTTGTTGTTGTGTTTGCGACGATGAATCTGTTAATCCGAATCCGAGGAGTTCGAATCCGAATACATCATCTGAAAGTGTAAGGAAACTGGTCGAGCTTTGATCCATGGCTTTTATTTCATTAAAACGATTTTGAATTGTTTCGTTTTTAGAACAAAGCACTATTTGATATTCGTCAAGAATGACAACATTATTATCGGCACCTCTATTTTTTGTTACATTTTCATTTTGTTTTGCCACAGTGTCGTAAAGCTGCCTTGAATACTTGAAAATGGAATTCACAAATATCATTCTGGCATTTTTTCGGTCCGGTTCTGTAATCGCGCTTACATACTCGTCGCTCATCATAATATCCGGAATTCGAATTTCGACAATCTTTTTCATTGTTACGTTTTTTCTATCTTTTTTATCTTTTTTAGCCATTTCGCTCTCGTTAACATATTCTGTTGCGCGCAACATTTGTTTCGCATCTTCTTCTTTTCCGCCGCCCACGCCAACAATCATATTTCGCCCTGAACCAGCGTCTCTTTTGAATAGGATGGGCGGATTGCCGTCAATTGTCCCGTACTCGTAAAATGTCGACTTTATCTTTTCCTCGTAATACGCTTTTGCGCTGCTTAAAATCGTGTCCACAATGTCATTCATATATTTTTCATACCCTTTTACATTGAATTTTAAAACCGTGCTATTTTTAGCTGGTTCATACAATCTTTTATAAAATAGCGTTTGGTTGCTGCTGAGATCAATGCCCCACGTATTTAAAACGTGTAATTTTGAAGGCGCGGAAAAAAGTTGTGTTGGATTTTTTGCATGAATGAGCGCATACACGCCTTTTGACAAACTGGTATTTGCATTTGCATTTGCATTTGCATTTTCAACATAAAATGCATAAAATGTTACAGGGTTAAAAACGCCATATTCTTTTTTGGTTTCAGGAGGAACCGGCGGGCGCAAAAACTCGTCATACGCAAGTTTCAAGTTATCAGCGCACATGTTGTAATCATAACACAGCAACGAGGACGCATTTGCGCCGTCTTTCACCGTTGACTTGTCTGAAGCGGCAGACAGCTTGGCATTATGAAATCCAATGACCGATATTTCACTCGCCTGTGTTTTTTTAACTGTTAAAATCCCAATATTTTGCTGCGTGGTTCCTTTATCAACGGAAGCAGGCACCAACCCGTCCATGCAGGAATAAAACGATTTAAATTCTGGATCGTCGTTTACGGTGGTCCCTTTGAAATTATCATATTCGAAAGAGTATGTCGGCGATCCATAAGTTCTATCATTTTGTGCAGCATTTTGTAAATTTGTATAAATCACCATTACATTATAAATGGCTTTGTTTGATCTTTCACTTGGACCCGTGTCAGATACCGTTGCCTTGAATCTTCCAAACACGGTGACTATTTCCGGATTATTAATATCCACTCTAATATTTTCAATGGAGTCGCCGTCTTCAAAATCAATCGGTAAATCTAGTTCAGTTTCTTGACCCGTAGTTACATCGAGTATCATGCATGACAATATTTTACGTTTTTGCGTTTTTGTCTCTAGTCCCAACCACAATAAATTATTCTGTATCGAAGGATTCATTGCATTCAACCCGTTTAACCGATTCGCATATTCGGTCAGTTCTTGATTCGCATATCCTTGTAACGTTGGATTTGGATTCGGATTTGTTGCATTTTTATTTCTCATGACGGTATAAAAATTAATCCGATTGGTTGCATTTTGCAATGATTTATTTACGCTAATCGCAGAACACGATATTTTATGCGGTATAACTACTGGCGGTTGTCCTGGATTCGAATTCGCGGCAACATCGATAACTATTGGATTAGAGCCCCAATTTCCTCCTGAAATTTGGGCAAATGGTAAAAATATCATTGTTTCGCCTTGACTGTTATTTGCAAGTATAACGAAACGGATCTGGTCGTAATCTGGCGTAACCACTTGTAAAATATTTGACACGCGAGTTCTAGCGCCAGCAAAATCGACACTTTGAATGCAGTTGCTTATGGGGTCAAATTCAAAATAAGACGGACCGCCAGGACGAAATACATTTGCGTGGGGAAGTTTCCAAATCGCGTAAGACCCGACAGTATTTACATTTGGAGGTATTCTAATATACTCTATGGGCGAATTCGTCGCAGGATCGGTCTCATACTTGTTGCGGAACATGATGCTTTGAAACTCGCCAATGATAATAAACTTGTCATATTCGTGACTTTGACCTTGGTCGCGCGAATGCCATAATACATTGTGTATCGTTGAAGACAGTCCAATCGTATTACCGCCCGCATCGGTTTGAAACGACAATACTAGTATAATAGTATATAATTCAGACGCGTTTAAAGTGTGTCCGGGTCCTATTTTTTCGCCTGGGTCATAGTATTTAATGCATCCGTACGTGTATGACACTTCGTCACATTCTCCGTATATTAAATATTTATAATATTCTTTATCATAATCATAAAAAGGCGTAATTCCCTTGACTTTAAACGGTAGGTTGTTGCGTACGTTTAGTGGAGTCGGCGTTCCTGGTAAAATTACATTTGGTCGATTGTCTTGAAGGGTAAACTGGTCCATCATTGTGAGCCGGTTTACTTCTTGAGTGGGGTTGACATCGGAATAAACGGGTCCGCAAATCGCGTAATGCAGGTCGCACAACAATTTATTTCGTCGACCGTCGCCCTCGTCGTACATGAGCGTTTTTTCCAGAATCTTTTTAAACGTGGTTGATGGCGTTTGTCCCTTTTCGCCTTTCCCCAAACAAACGATGGCATTAAAGTCGGGAACATTTACGCGCTGTCCTATAAATTCGTCAAATTGCGTCGATCCTTCGATCAAGCCGCGTTTTACAGGCGGAAGGCACGGGTATCTATATAAAATGCTATTTAAAATGTCAACGGGGGTTATAACCGGCACTTTTGCATTGATAAGACGACTGTTCATATATACGCCGGTTTTTGCAAGTATTTCTGTTTTGAAAACGTTTCGAGTTGAAGCGTTACCTGAAGCGGATGCATTTGCTCCTTTTTCGATTTCTTTCATATCAACCGCTTTAAAAACGAATTCATCGTTGATGCGCTTACTTGTAAAATTTAAAATTCCGAAATCTATCAGTCCTTTAAATCCGTTTACGAGAGGAGTCAAATTAAAGTGCACATTTAGAATAATGTCAAGGAAAATACAAGGTTGAAAGTCGACGTTATTGTTTCTATTGCCACAGGATGAGTGCGTAGCATAGTTTTCCGAAATGTGTAATTTATTCATTATAATATCCGGAAAAAGTTTAAGCGAATCATTGTTGTTGTTACCGTCGCCGTTGTTGTTGCGACCATTGCGTTGTTGTTGTTGATTTAAATGCGCGATTCCAAAAATGTCGGATGCGTCGTACACCTCTCCGTCGATTCTTGTAGAGGTGATAATTGCAATGGTGTTGGAAAGGTGTAACTCTCTCGGCGGAGCTTGCAACATTTTTTCTGAATTCGGAGTTGGGTTGTTTTGCGGCAACCATGCCGCATTATCCGCATCATTCACTAATTCAACTCGAACAACTGCATTACTTTGAGCGAACAATTCGGATACTTCCGGCGCTAAAAGTTCTATATTCAAATCTTCGCGGGGATCGCGTGGTGATTTTTTTTTCAATTCGAATTTTACACACGGCACGTTAATCGCGGGATCAGGATTGCGCTCAAGCGTTATTGTAAGCGCACTTCGAAACGGTTGAGTCGACTGTTGAGACATAAATTCGTTGATTCTTAATTGCATGGCAGCCAACACCTGATTTATATTTTTATATTCGCCTCGTGAAATTTTCAGCAATACATTGCCCATTCCTCCCATATTTGTCGCACTTGAAATTGCGAATTGATAGTTGGAACTAATGTTTGGAATATTCGGAGGAGGACCAGGTTTAAACATGTTTACAACTGGAAAATATAACCTGAGTTGCAAGACGTTTTTATTATCATATTTACACCTCCACAACATTTCTGCATCATAATTGCTTTTTCTTGCCCACTTACAAGTACCGCATAACGCATTTTCAACCATGGATGAAAGTGACTCCAATGTATAATTTCCATCTGGGATAGTAATTGTAACCGGACTGTTTTGAATAAATTCCGATGACACTAAAAATTTATTATTTTTGTGAAAATGGGATATGAATGCAGTTTTTCCGGAAAATGCATTTTCAACGAACCCAGAGTGCGATGCGGCTCCAAGCAGCGTATCATAGTCATATCTTTGGGCTCTGATTCGATATCCGTCTAGTTTCGGCAGTAAAACATTTACAATTTTTTCAACGACATCAGTTAATTTATTTTGAAAATCGGTTATTAATTGGGTTTGTCCGCCGCCTAGGCCACCCAATCCGCCCAAAAAAATTTCTAAAATCTGTTTCAAATAAAATACATTTTGAAACAATGCATTTACATTGTCTGTGCGTTTGAAAAACTCGCCATCTTGTTCGGCGCGCTCAAACACATTATTGGCATCCCCGTTGAAAATATTCAAATTCTTTTCAAATTTAAATAAGGAAAATAACGTTACAATTTCACTATTAAAGTTGGCCATCAATTTCACAATTGTTTGTAATCTCTCGAATTCTACTTTATCGTAATAGTTTGCAAATTGCGTCTCCTTTATTATTTTTGCAAATATGGCAGCAATATTCAACCATGAAAATTTCGAAGGATCGTCTCTCCTAGTAACCTCATTGGATAATTCAAACAAGTAACTCGAATACGTGTTATTTGATAACATTCTCGTGTATCGCATAACATTTGCATTTAGTTCGTCGAAAAAATAGGATTCAAAAATGGGTTTAAACGTATCTCCGAGCTGTTTCGCAACTTCTTGAACTGCAATCAGAATGTCTTGTTTTACAGTCAACATTTCTTTTGGAATCATCGGTGTAAACATTTTGCAAACATCTTTAAAAAAATTAGAGCCGTTTTGTTTATATTTGAACCAGTCAATCATTACAGTGGAATACGAAGACGCGTCATTTTTTAACGCCGGGTAAGCGGCAACGAGGGATGCATTGTATTGACTCCTTCTTGTAGCATTCGAGAGAATTGCGCACGCGCTTTTATAGTTAGCGCGCTTCGTTTCAAGTTTAATTTTTACATTTTTTAATTGAACCAGCTGGGTTTCTTTATCGATAATGCGTTTTTGAGCCGTGGTGTCCGGTCCTGTCAGACGTTTCAAATCAGTGATTTCTTTTTGTATTCTCGAAATGTCGTTTGCGTTTTGTTTGTACTGCTGATTATAACCGTTTATAAAACTGTCACATAAAAATAATATTTGATCTTGAAGTTCGGTGCCAAGAATTTGTAAATATTTATATGCATTCATATCTTGTGTTTCGTTTAGCGGCGTCCCTATATCAGATATCGGTTTCGGAAGACGAAGCAAATAATTCGTAAATTCAGTTCGATTCAAAAATATCTTCTTCTTATCGTTTTCTAGTGAACCGGATACGAATCCAGAGTCGCTAAATTCAACATCGGATGTAAACAGCAGGTCTTTTCCAATGCGCTGCGGGATGGTCATGGAATATGGACTGTATAATTCTTTGAATCCGGGTTCAAATGTTCCCGTGTTACTTTTCAATATTTCCGATTCGATGAATAATTTAAGGACTCCAACTTCATACAGCTGTTGGAGTTTCACTTCAATGGCGTCGAATCCCACGCCGGCCCGACTAAATTGCGTTTGTCGTTCCTCGTCTTTATCCGTAACTACCACATCATCTTCATACCATTTTTTTTGAGCGGTAGTAGACATTTGTTATTTGTTATTAATTATTATTATTATTTGTTATTTATTTAATTTTAAATTAATTTTTATAATAGAATTTTATCGTGGATGAACCAGAGAGAATAATACTATTATAATATGGATATTCTTTTTATTATTTTTATAAGTATAAATGTATAATACTTTATTACTTTTTATCATTTTTTCGAAATAAATTGCAAATTGTTGAGTTTTTCGATTTTTTCGATTGTTTTTTCTAAATCGCTTCGATTCACATTGTGCATTAAATAGTCGGTTGCAGGAGCGATTTCATTTTTTTTTATTTGTTTATACACCGAATTTATTTTTTGCGTGACAATTTCAATAACGTCTTTATTTTGAGCTGCAATAATTTCCTTGTCACTCGAGTAGGATTCGGTAATGAGCGATATTGCAAAATAAAGCAGGTATCGCCGTTTTCTTTTTGAACCGGGGGTAAAGCGAATGCAGTATAAATGCAATAAACTGTTTATAATTTTTACGACGACCGTTTTTTTGGGTAAAGTGCACATTGGGCCATTCACGTGCTTTAAAATAATTTCCCAAAGAATCCACACGGGATCAAGCTGGTGCTTGTCTTCTACCGGCATGGATGCTCGCCTAGAGCACTTACACGGTTCCTTTTTATTTTTACACACGGTATTAAATTCAAGAATCCATTCCAGCCAGTAACACGCCAGCAAATTGTTTTTAGAATCGTTGGAAATGTGGAATGCAAATTCGTTGAGCGCAATAAAAAGCTCTTTGGGGTCGTCTTTTTGAAATATTTCATTCACGTATTCTACATTTGGAGCTTTGAGCTTTGTAGAAAGCGTTGCTATTTCATATTCATCTTTTCGAATATCCACGGTTTGAAAACTGTGTTTTTTGTTGGACAGACATAACACGCAAACGATCTCTGCAAACAGGTTTCGAATTTTTTGATTGTTTCGCAGAGTGAGCTCGCTTCCGACGTATCCGCCGGACATGATTTGTTTAAAAACATCGTAGCGCATTTCAATGTAGATGGGCAACTTGGGATTTGCTAAATGGATGTGTTTTCCAACCATGGTTAAAATAATGTCCCACAAGTCCAAGAACTGTCCGGCGCAAATGAATTCCGAACTCCAGTTGCACGCCGGTTCAATTTTACCGTCAATAATGCACTTGATGAGTTCGCTTCTAACGTCTGATTTTTTATATTTTGAAAACGTGGTTCCTTTGAATTCTGTGATGAGCCGCATGTCGTTAATCTCTCCATCAAACTTTGACATACTTTTTTTGTAATATTTCTCTATTTCTATTTCTATAATGAATTTTATTTTATAAAATAATTTCAATAAATATTTAAATTTATTTGTTCCTATAAAATAAAAATAATATATAAATATAACATATTTAACATATTATTCTGAATTCTGAATTCCATTTTATATATTATATATTTACTATTTCATTAAAAATAAAATAAAAATAAAATAAAAGAAAACCCATCATGAATTCAAATTTCAATTCAAATGCCGCTATTCTCTCTGAAAATAAAAAATTTATCGACGAACTTGCAACAAAAATAAATAACATGCCGTGTTGGGCAACGCTGGTCGTATTTTTAGCAGTTGCAGTCATTGTGATATGGGTCGTTAATTTTTTTTACAGAATGCGCGAAAGCAGCTCTGGTAATTTGGAAGGGTTTGAGCAAGAATCCCGTTTCACATTAAAACAGAATGAGGATGTGTTTGAGGATCCATTTTATGTAGGAATTTATGACGAGCTGTTTTATAAAAAATTATACAATTCATATGAGGTGGGAATTATTTTGAACGAAATTCACCCGACTTCCAAGGATGTTGTCATTGAAATCGGTTCGAAAACCGGAAGCTACACGTCGGCACTTCAACAAAACTGCGACTGCAACGTCACCGGACTCGATACATCTGCGGCGATGGTGGAATACGCATCTAAAAAGTATCCAAATTGCAAATTCGTCCAGGGGGATCCGCTCGACTTTATGAGGTTTTCATCCGAATATGCCACCGCAATTCTTTTGCTGGATTTTGCGATTTATTATATCAAGGATCGCCGCACCCTGTTTTACAATTGCTTCCACTGGTTGAAACCCGGCGGTTATCTCGTATTGCATTTGGTGAATCGCCACATGTTTGACCCAATTGTGCCCGCCGCCAAACCATTTACGCTGGTGTCTCCACAGTCGGTTGCTAAACAACGCATTACTACTTCAGAAGTCGTGTTTGACAAATTCGATTACAAGAGCAAATTCGAGTTTGATCAAGGCGAGAAAAATGACGGCGTTACAATTATCGAGACCATGAAAGATCGTCGCGGAAAGGTGCGTAAAAATGTGCGATCGTTGCGAATGTCCGGACAAAAAATTATTATAGGCGAAGCAAAAGATGCCGGATTTACAATGCTCGGGCAATATGATTTAATTAAAAGCCAGCGCGAATATCAATACATTTACATTTTGTATAAACCGAGTAACTGAGTTTCGCTTGATTACGATTTCATTTAATTACGATTTCATTTAATTACGGTTTCATTTAATTACGATTTTTAAGCTCTCAAATTGGGATTAATGCAAATGTCCATTGTTGGAAAAATGTCTCCGGACATGCACTGGTCGTTTTCGCCGACTTTGATGCAACTTCGGAATCCGCGGTCTTCGCCAATGTAACAGTAACCCGATTTTGAACGCCCGCCGCCTTGCGTTACGCTGGTTGCATCATCCGGCAACGGCGTCATCTTTTTTAGATTTGCTAAACCAGTGGATAAAACGGCGGATTCTTC